ATGGCAAAAGTACGAAATTTATCTGACATTCAGCAAGAGATTGCATTTACAGAGTTTGATTTTTATCAGCGATACGAAGAGAGCTTCAAAACATCGGAACTTGGACGGATCAAGTCACTTCTTCCTCTTCGAGAGATGGCGATATCGTTCGGTTTAGTAGAAGAGAAGCCGAAGAGTTTGAGAGTGAAGCGAGGACGAAAGTCCTTCTTCACACCTGAGGGCAAGGTGGCGTTGGCGTTCTTGAAGATGTATACAGGATTGTCAGCTCCGAAGCTGATGGATGCGTTGAATGGAAACATCCATTATCAGATCTTCTGCGGGATCAGGATCAGTCCTGAGAACCAGTTGACAAACTACAAGCTGATCGACAGCATTCTGGTAGAATTGTCCAAGAAACTGAAGATTCAGGAGCAGCAGAAGGTACTTGCAGATGCATGGAAGCCGTACATGAAGAACCTTGATACTGTCTATACAGATGCCAGCTGCTATGAAAGCCTGATGCGCTTTCCAACTGACGTGAAGTTGCTTTGGGAATGTGTAGATAGAGCATACAAGATGATGTGCGGTATCAGTTCTCAGCTTGGTGAGCATCGAATGAGAACAAAGTACAATGATATCGACAAGGCGAACCTGGCATATAGGAAGCAGCGCAAACATACTCATAAGCAGACCAGAAAGATGATAATGAGACTGCTTGCATTGCTGGGCAAGATACTGGGAGAAATCCGCAGACAGATGCGCGTCCATCCGGATGAAGAACTATTGAATTACAAGCAGTTGGATATGCTTGAGACTGTCACAAGGGTATATCGTCAGCAGAAGAACCACTTCAAGAGTGGTGACTCTCGTGAGAGTATCCCTAACCGTATTGTAAGTCTCAGCAAGCCTTACATCAGACCGATAGTCAGAGGCAAGGAGACCAAGATAGTCGAATTTGGAGCGAAGTGCAACAACATATTGATTGACGGAATATCGTTTATTGAGAAGCTATCATTCAATGCATTCAATGAAGGAACGAGACTTAAGCACTGTGTGTCATTGTCGAAGAAACTTACAGGCGTTGATGTAAAAAAGATAGGTGGCGACCAGGGTTACTCGGGTAATGACAACAGAACTTTCTGCAAGGAGAATGGTATTGAAACCTCATTCACTCAGAAAGGACGAACTGGAAAGAATGAAGTTAAGAACGCTACTAAACGAGAACTTGCACGCGTTCGAGCTACAGCAATGGAAGGCTCTTTTGGAACTCAGAAGGAGCATTATGGTCTGCGAAAGATTGCTGCAAGGATAAAATCGACAGAGATCATGCTGATCTTCTTCGGTATCCACACAGCAAATGTGGTAAACCTTGCAAGACGAGAGTCAGTCCAAGTAGCTCTTGCAGCCTGATGTTCCACGCATGGAACACGACTTTACGGGAGTGGTAGCTCCAGACGTGACTGAAAATGAAAAAATCGGCCCTAAAAACAGAGCCGATGATATAAAAAACGATGAGTATGATCGGAAAAATAAGGGAAAGTCTGCTGGTTAATTCAAATTGAAGGAATTAAATGACTATCCCTAACGTAATAGACGCCTGCGGCAGGCCCGAGTTGCCATCGGTAGGGCGTTCGGATTATTTTCTGCTGCGTGATAGTACGTCCGTATGTTTCGATGTGTTCAAGGGTAGGGTGGCAGTCGCCCAGGGCTATTCCGCTCACTATGGCGAAGTAGCTGCTGTCGCGATATTCCCGGCGTTCGAATGGCAGCTGTACCGGCACACTGTCCCGGTTGGGATTTATTGTTACGGTGGTAAAGGTGGTATCCGCTGGGGCGAACAACCATTTCGGCACCTCTACCGAAATAGCCGAGGACAGTATTTTATGCGGTTGCGGTCTTTCGAAGTAGGCCGTATCGATTCGAGTATGCTCGATGATACGGACATCGACGGATCGCCTGCCGAGCCACCATCCGACAAAGAACAAGCCGGTCAGAAGGAGAATCAGGATTATTTTCCGCAGTACCATAATGAGTACGAGCTATCAACCGTTGATGAACAGATCCCAGCCGGCCATCACGTCCGTCATGCAGGCATCAACGCCATTTTCTACGCGCGACATAGCTGCGACTATCGGGATCATCACATCGCGGTTGGTTGCCGTGATCCATCCGTTTTCCGGGACGCCGGACAATTCGGATACCGTACGGATATATGCATCCGTGTCGTTCTCGCTCGGGGGTGCCCAGCGTGAAATCATCTTCCGAATGGTGTCGAGCCCGTATTTTCGGCTGTAAGTGTTCAGGCATTTGAACATCGCGCGGTATCCCCACGCCATAGATTCGAACTGCTTGAATGCAGCGTCGCGGGAAGGTTCCACCTCTCCCTTCCAATGGGTTCCATCCTTGCGGATATTCCCGGGATTGTTGTTACGAAGTCCTCTGGTCATTTTTTTGTGCTGTTTAATATGTTTTCTACATCTTCAGGATTTACATTGAGTTTGCGGGCTATTTCTCCGGTCAATGCTTTTCGAAACAGACGTAAGAATGGAAAGTTCGGATTGATGATTAAAGCGTTGCCACAGCTCGACCATGCTTCTGCCAGGCAAATGGCAGAACCCAGGATCACGGTCGTAATCTTCGTTTCGATACCTCCTGTCGTAACGAATTTATCGATGAAAACGAATACTACGATCAGATTGAAGTAAACTGCCAGCTTGAATATCGTAGCCCGCAGGAGTTCTGACAGGATAAATTCTCCGCGCTTTCGAGCAACGCATATTCCAAACAAAGCGTCGAAGGCTACGGCAATAAGCACCCCATAAAGTACGAGCTGGTACCCAGCGAAGAAATTCACGATGACGATCAATAGTCCTATAAGCCATCCTTGCACGGTCATAAGCGCTTCGGACAGCTTTGTAGCAATACCTTCCAACACCTTTTTCGTTTTATTAAATATTTTGTCCATAATTATTATATCTCGGTCCAGCCACCTGTTCTGCTGTTGGTCTTATAGACTTTCCCGTTTTGGATGCGTAACCCTCCATTTCCGATCCTGACCTCGAAAATATCTCCGGTGAAGATCGCATAGTTGCTGGATCCTTTCACGACGGCTACTCCGTTGGGAGCGATCAGGTTCTTGCGGACATCGGTCACGAAAGAAAAAGTAATAGCCTCGACAGCTGCGGATGCCGCGTTTCCGAGTCCTCCGGGATAGGATGCTTCCACTGTTACTTTTATGTAGTAGTATGCCGGGGTCGTAAAACGATACCTAATGTTCTTGTTGATCTGTATCGATCCCGTGTCGTCATATGCGGAAGATTGCCGGAATATCGTGTCGGTAGTATCGGCTGTCCGGTTAATAATTTCGATCTTCACGCTTCCTCCGCCCCGGATCGTCCCCTTGACTTGTGCCGACATCTGCACCTCCGCTCCGCATTTGAATTGACTTGAGTTTCTGGAATCCGAGGCGAAAGGCTTCGTTTGAGAGGTTATGACCGCTATACTTTCCGTCGTTTGGCTCGACGGGACTTCGGAAGAGCCCAAAACCTGGCTTACGCTGTTTATGTTGTTAGTAGTGAGTATGATCTTGTTTCCGCTTGCGGTCGCATCGCTCACCTCTACGGAATTGTTTTTGACCTGCAGGATTCCGACGGTTCCTTTGGTTGCGTGTACTTCCCCGTCGGCGTGTACTCTGAACACGGCTTTTTTCCGGTTTGTGTAGTCGGCTCCCGACCAGAAGGGCACATCGTCTTCCTGCAAGCCGCTCACGCCGGCCGTCACGTCGCCTTCAGCATTTTTCAGCAACATCACATTGGTCATTATCAGACCGCCTTTCACCTCGGTACTTCCGTCTTCCATAGCCTTCTTGAGGTACTCTGTCGATTTGATGGATTCGTCTATCGCGTCGTCGATCAAGTCCGACATGTTGCTGCTTATTTCATAATAATCGGAGAATACTTTTCTGAACTCGGTGCCGGTTATCTCGGATGTCGTACTCATATCGGCCAGCAGGGGCGTGAGATAATCTTCGAGTGCCTGGAAATAGACCGTAAATGAATCCGTGGGGACATCATACTTTTCGGCATTCGCCATGATGCTCCAGTATTCGTTCTGTATGCGTACCCATTCGTTGGCCACCTGTTGTTTATCGGAGGGTGTCAGGCTCGAATCCGAGGCAATGTAGTCCACATCCAACTTCACCTGTTCGATCTGCGCCTGCACATCCTCTTCGGCCGTGATATACCCCGTGGGGGCCTTGTTGCCTTCCGTAAGCTGAATGTCGTAGAGATACATGGAAACACCTTTGCCGACATACATGTATATCTTCTGTACCACACGCGAAGCATCGATGGTGTGGACCACTTCATATACTCCTTCCGTTCCCGCCGGAGGAGCGGAAAGCACTTCTTTGGTGCCGTCTTCGTATACGATACGGAACGTAATTTCGGCACCCTGCTTGATTCGGGCTTTGAAGACGTACGGAGTATTCGGCTTGTATTTTATCTGGCCGCCGAAACAGTCGGGGACCGTCGAAACCTGGGAGGCGTTGGTTGCGGCAAGCCCGGCTTGTATAAGTTTGCTCCAATTGACATACAAATATGCTCCGTCCGCGTCCGCCCCCGAAGTTACGACATCCGTAACGCCCTCTTTGACACTGTTCCATTCCCGGATAAATTGTTTAGCGATATAGTTGCGGGCGCCGAACTGAAGATTCGCAATCTCGTCTTTGGCTTCGTTGGCTGCCGTATCATCGGTGTATTTGGATGCTTTGTCCCAATCCGAGCTCTCGAAATTGCCCGTTGCACGGGATTCGATACAGCGCATGATGTCACCACCTTCGCCCTGCGTCCAGATGTCACCCACATCGTAAGGTGTAGTCGGTGTTACGACGAATACACGACGTTTGGCATCAGCCGTGTCCTGCGCCCGCGCCGCCTCTTGCAGGGCCTTTACCGCATCGCTGTCGGCGATCGGCGTCCATTTATAGGTTCCGTCCTCTTCTTTTACCCACCGCCACGATTTGCCCGCATCGGGGTTCGTCGTCTCGTCGCTCGATATGGTGAAGTGAATCTGCGGGTATTCCGCCGGAGTGATTTTGGCATTATCGGTTTTGCGGATGACAAAAGCTATGTAGGGATTGTCGCTTCCGACGGTATAGCTCTGGCTCCATACGTAACTTGCTATAACCGCTCCGGATGACGCTATCGGATTGTAACCCATCGTATAGCCTTCACCCACCGACAATACGGCGCCTTTGGGTATTCCTCCGACCGGAGTTTTGAGCCGGATGCGGGTGCTGTCGGCGATTTTGATCTGATCCCAGGTCTTAATGCCGTCGATATAGGGTGCAACGATGCTTCCCTGCTCCCAACAGCCTGCGTCCGTCGGGTCGAAATTCGCGGGCAGCGTATTGGTGAACGTGTCGCCGATATGGTTTTCCTGCTCGCCGTCCGCTATCCATGTTTGGGCCGGTTCATTGTAAAGCGAGGGGGTATAGGGATAGAACCAGTTTTCCACGACACCGTCCAGCCGTTTGTTGATCTCGGACAATTCGCCGGGCAGCGTGTTATCGATGTAATCCTTAGCCTGCTGAGCTTTGCGATCGGCGGAATTGGCAGTGGCCTGGGCTTCGGTGGCCGTCTGATCGATCTGTTCGATGTCGAACTCCTTCTGGAACTGTCCCGTCGCGGGGTCGTAGAGCTTGCCTTGCTTCCAGCCTGCCTCCGGGGTGAATGCCACGCCGACGCCGTTGTCGCCGACAAGCCGGAACAGCTTGCTCCGGGTGTCCAGCAGCGCCTTCTTGTCCAGGCTGCTGATCATACCTTGCAGGTAGATATTATCCAGATAGGCCGAATAGCCCGACATTTGGATCCCGAAGACGGAGAGGTTCGTAAGGTCACCGAACTGTGCGGCGATATTCTCGGCCGTAAACTCCCAGTCGCTGACATTGCGGAGATAACGCTGGTAGGTGCGCGTCGAGTAGCGCGAGCTCTGCCGGGCGGGATTCGTGAACGATCCGTAGGCTACGAAGGTCATCGATTCCATCGGATCGATCTGCTTGGTAAAGGTGGCCGACAGGGGGCGCAGCTCGTAGCGGAACCGCTCGTTGCGGTCGCCCAGGACCTCCGTGATACGGAAATAGACCGTTGCGAAGCCTGCGAAAGAGAAGTTGCCCCGGCCGTCGTCGGAATCTGCCGTCGCATTGTTCGACGGGTCGAAGTCGTGGAAGATACCCATGCAGATATCCCCGACAGCTACGGCGCCGATCTCTCCCTCTTCGAGTTTGAGCGTTACGAGCTTCTGCTCCTTGTCCACGCTCTCGATCACCCCGGCGCCCGGAGCGCTCCAGTCGTCCCCGACGCTGATGCCCACACGGTTGTACCGAAGCTCCGGAACCTCCAGAAAACGACGGATGAAGAGGCTCTCCAACTCGCCGGCGCCTTTTTCACTTATAAACCCGCCCACTCCGGTAATACCGGAGGCATATGATGGTCCAAATTGTGCCCCTGCGTTGAAAGTCATTCTACCTTTGAACGTATCGGGTGCCTGCTTGTTGGCAAACTCCCATATTGCCCTTCGTGCAGAATAAGCATTTGTATCGGTCGGGAAAGTATTATCGTATCGGGTGATTAGATATATAGCCGCTCCATTCTCCGCAATGCCTATACGTTGGGAATAGAGCGATGCTTTCACGTCCGATTCAATACTGCCCAGGCGGGAATAAGGAGTATTGTCGCCTATCGTATAGGTTGCGATGTACTCGTTGTATAGTTTTTTTTCATAACCTTGAATCCGGGAAAGACGACCGTCTATACCGAATTGAGGACCCATTAATCGTACAGCCTGTCCTGCTTCGTAGTTTTTTTCGTTGTGTGTACAATACACGGGATTCGTTTCACAGTCATAGACTGTCGTGTCGCTGCTATGTTTGGCAGCATAGGAAGTGCCGACCTCAAGAAGTTCTTGTTCTGCTTCGTCTATGCGTTGCTGGGGGAGTTTGACGCCTGTGAGTACGAAAGTGTCAGGCCCTCGGTCATCATCTTTTCCACGAGGACGCATGTTTTCATTCGGTATAATCTGCTGACTTTCGCCGGACGTTTCGACTTGGGCGATGATTTCAAATTTCTTGTTGAATCCGTCTTCGGGTTTCCAGGTCGCGGGGTCGATATTGTCGCCATTGTCGTCGATAAGGGCGAGTTCGAAATCCCAGCCGATCAAATCGCCGCTCGTAAAATGTGCCCCCAGCGTTTCTCCTTCGATTACGTCTGAAGGTAGAAATGGCGTGTCGTTGCATACCATGACGTATGCCTTGTCGGTCTGCCCTTCAATGATTGTCCGATCGATAGTTTCTACCGAAGTGACGGTTTCCGTGTTCTTCGGGTAGATGTCGTCGAAAAACACTACGACTTCCTTGATTTCGTTTTTTGTAAGTCCGGGACGTGCGTCTATGTATTGCTGCCCATCCGGAAGCCGTAACCGGACTTCGGAAACGTGGTTCGTTACGCCGCCCTGTTCGGATTGTCCGTATTCTTTCGTCAGGTTGCGCGTGGAGCCGAATACATAGAAACGGGTCCCGTATTCGGAATCGTCCCCTTTCTTGGCCGGGATGCTTTTGACGACTTCTCCGCGTTTGAATGTTTCCGGCGTTCCGAAGTTCAGTTTTCCGAAATGCAGGGTTACGATACTGCCGTTCTCCTCGGTCCACCATTCGACATCGAAAGTCTCGGCAATGGATGATAAGGCATCCCAACAGGTATCGCCATTGAACGATACGAGCTTGTTGGTTTCCGGATGTTCGACATTTACACTTCCCATCTGCCAGTTGTTTCCTCCCAGTGCCTTGTTCATGTTGGCGACGATGAGCGCCCCGAAGGATGCCAAGTCTGTCGTGTTGTGGAATACAGCTTCAGGATTATCGCCTCCCAGCCAGAAGCAGATGAAATTTTTCATGTGGTTTTGCTGCGCCTGGAACTGAAGCGTGTATTTGTAGCCGCCGGTTTTGTTGTCGAAATCCGGATAAACCTCCGACATGATTTCGAATTTGCGGCCTTTGTAGGTGATGTATGATCCGAGGGGGAAATCCAGCGGGGTAAGCAAACTAAAGGGGAGTTCGATGTAATAATCCCCCATAAGTGCGTATTTGATAATGGCACTCGTTGTTACGGGCGCATCGTATATCGCTTTACCGGAAGGGTTGTATATTGTCATTTCGTCGATATATGTATCCTGTGCCATCACAGGGTCGATACAAAAGTGTGGGGTTTCGGCACATTATGCAAGTAATTTTAAGAAAAAATACAGAAAAACGCCCCGGTCTTTTGACCGGGGCAAGAGGGGGTTGCTTCCATCCGTATTTTAAGGTTTAAGCCATGAACTTTGCGGCTTAACGATTAGACGAGCGTTGTTATATGCCATCTTCAATGTTAAGCATGTGCGCGCTGTATAGGTATTATTCCCTATTTTATGCGTGGCTAAAGCTAAATCCGGATTGGGTGATCCAGGGGTAAGGCATAAGGGCAACAGAAGTTGTATTTTCCCTTCGTAATACTGGGGGACAGCTATTTTGTAATTTGACCTTGCTTTTTTTTGGGCTTCATTAATCGCGCCAACGAGTCTTCTGCGCATTTCGTCTGAACTCAGCCCTTGCATGTGTGCAGGAAATCTGTCCATGTTGTCCGCAATGATATGGTCGATTTGAGGGACTACCCTGCATTGAGGATTGAAAATCAAATCCTCGGGTTTCTGGAAAAAATCAGCAATGTCCGGAATATTATCGCCGAATTTGCTAATTAGCTGAATATCGCTTTCCCTGACAAATGCCTTGAAAACATAAGGCGATAAACCTTTCTCGGCTACATCTGGCCTATTGTTGCGTTCAGCAAGAGCAAATATGCTTTCCAAATTTGCAGTTACAAGTCCAGTATTGAAACATGCAAAATTGTTATCAGAAGAAAAGGATATTTTATTTTCAGATTTAATTTTGCGGAAAGTATGTTCGATATAACTTTTCAAAATGGAATATTTGGCTTGCGTAGCATCTGAGAAATCCCATGGTTCCGGATCTGCTATATTATTCGCAAGATATTCAATAGATGCGTCATAATTAGGGAACCAACAAAAGTCAAAAAGAGCCGAATGAAATTTTTTCATAAACGTAAGTTTTTTATATTGTCAATAAATAAAAAGACCGCCATGTAATATTATGACGGTCTTATTGTATCCTTTATGTTCGATATTCGTGGTTACGGATAGACCCGTACGTCTATATTTCATTATATGATGCAAATATAATACACGTTTTTTCGAGGTGCAAATTTTTTGCCAACTTTTTAGTTGCACTATGAAAACGTAGCCGAATACACGTTTATTGTCCTAACGTATGGAAATGATAAAGAGCGAAATTCGTAAGATTGGAGAAGAACTGCAATTGATTTGATAAGGATGGGGAGGGGCTAACGCATCATTTTACGATGAATAGCAGAAGCGAGTAAAAGGCTGGGATAGATTCCCGGCCTTTCCTATTCGCGTGCCGCCCGATCTGCGGGGTTGGGTTCTCGGAATTTCACTGCTAATTTACAGGCATTCAATCGATAATTTTCAAATTGAGTGCTGTTGCTATATAAAAGATTATACGTATTGCCTAAATCCGGGACATATAGTGTTACGGTTCCTTTGTGTAATTCTGCAACAAAAGCAGCATAGTTAGATAAAAATGCCTCTTGTGATGTTCCTTTGATCAAAAATGTCAATGTTACGTCACGTTCATTTACAACCGGTGAATCCGGAACAATAATATCTATTCCGTTTTGTGTTGGATCGTCATTTTCGACAAATTCTTTGAGAGATGGAGGTGTAAGGAGGGCTGCATATGCTCCTGAAAGCATGGCAACTCCCATTGTAGATAACGGTTTGTTATTTATAGTTACTTCTGTTGTTGGCATGTTTTATAGGTTATCAAGTTTTCGATTTATTGCAACAAGAGTTTCGCCCATTGCAGGCAATATGCGGGTGTATGTTCGAATATCTGCGACATTACCATTCAATTGAATCATAATATCTCGGATGTCGAAAGTCACATTACGCGTATCCATATTGATCGATCGAAGCAGCTCCATACCATTGACAAGGATGTTCATTTTACCTTGCATGTCAGTAAAGCGACCGTTGAGTTCGTCGCTTGTGTCTTGGGACATTGCCTGAAAACCGCGTGAAGTAGCATTCTGGGTAGATGCCTGATTGTCGGATAGCAGAGAACCTGCCCATCCATATTTATCATCTAAATATTTTTGTAAGTCATCAGCCATTTTATAGGCCTCCTCTTGTTCCTCGGCTGAAAATACCCCATCTAACCAGAACTCTTGCAATTTCTCGCGAATTTTCTTCATGGCTTCGGAAGATTGTATGGCAGATTTAATACTTTCTATTACCATTTGACGCATCATATTCCGAACCACATCTCGTGCGGTTCTTGCCCGATCTTCCCCGTTTGCCCATGCATCGGCGTAAGCTGTTGCGAAATTATCAATTGCAGATTTTAGATCTTCGCCAAAAATTGCATCTAAGGCCTTTTCCTTATTTTCTTCTATTTGTTTATTTATCTCATCAATTTGATTTTCCCATTCTTTGATTCGTTCTTCATCCGTGTCTTTTTTACTACGCTCTTCTGCTATTTGATTTTGTATCAATATTTTTTGCTGTTCGAGTAATTCATTTTGTTGTTCGATAAGTTCAGAAGCATCTGTAGAGTATGCCTCTTCAACGGCCTCCCCGAGTTCATCATATGATTTTTCGAGAGCATCAATTTGATCTTGTAAGCGCTGAATGTTACGTTCTTTTCGTCGATCTCCGCTGAAAAGGTTTATCAGGCTGGTGATAGCCGACACAGTTCCTTGAATGCCTTGAACAATATTTCCAGATGCGAATCCACTCACAGCTTGTGCTGCTCCGCCTACAGCACCTGCAATGTTGTTAATGGAGGCCGTCGTGTCTTCATCTGCTCCCAATGCTGACGCAATAGAAGACACACCGCTTATCGATGCAGCAACGATGTCAATTGCCTCCGCTACTGCTTGCCAGGCATCTTCACGTAGCTTTACAGCTCGAAGATCATCCCCATCTGCAAGTGCCTTTTTATAAGCCTTGAAGTTTGCCGAAATACTTGCGAATGGATTCTTCCGAGTGGCTATATCTGCTGCTTGGTCAAGTTGATCGGTTACTGTTTTCAGATTGATAGGGTCGAGGTCGGCATCTTGGAGCAGTCTGTTTATGTTGTCAATAATACGCAATATCTCACGGCTCGACAAGGCGTCGAGGTTTTGGAACAGATTAATCCAGTCATCGGTTTTCATCAGTTCGTCCACCTTGATTTGTCCGATTTCCTCTGTTTCATGTTTGTCGATTTGAGGAATAAGGTCGGAGCGGCCGTTCTTTGTTGCTGTTTCCCTGTCTTTGGCGTGTTTCTCGCGTATCTTGGCAATCTTATCCTCCATCGTACCGTATTTCTCGACAATGGTATTTAGGCTGGCCGCAATTTCCGCTTGGTCGATCTTGATACCCAAATCGGTCGCTTGCTCTTTGGTGATATTTCCAGCCTTCAGAGCATCTTCTACCCACTTGCGGAACTCCTCGTATTTGTCTTTTATGCCTTTGATGCGGCGATCTTCTTCCGAGAGCGTGTCATCGGTGATCTGCTTGTATATCTTGTCAAGCTCTTGGGCGTATTTCAGTTCTATGGCAGCTCGGTCATCGGCATTTTTTTGCTGAATATTCGATTGCCTTTCCTGAAAATCTTTTGTTTGATCTGCAGTTATGATTCCACCCTGCGCGGCTTTAAGTTTCGATTTATCCTGCTCGAGTTTGTTCATTTCCTCTTTTGTGCGCAAGTCTATTTCGGCCAGCTCTTTCTGCTTGCCATCTTTCAAAATATCGATGCGCGATTGCTGAAGGGCTTTATCATTGGCGAGAATAAGATCGGATAGCTTTTTCTGGGCTTTGGCGGCATCCGTCACCGTTTTGCCCGAAACGCTGTATTGTTTAATTTTCGAATCGTATTCGGCGATTTTGGCGATCAGCTCATTCCATTTCGCTGTCCCTTTCAATGAAACGTCCATCGCTTCGAGAGCTGCTTCCGCCTCCTTCTTCTGTCCTTCCCAATAGGATTTGTTGCGATTGGTTTCTTTTCTGTCTGACCGTAGGGATGATATTTCATTTTGTTTGGTTGCGATTTGAGATAGATTCGACTGTTTAAGCGACTGATAATAATCTTCGCTCTCACCATACAGAGGAAGCAAATACGGGGCTTCTTTTTGCTTATTGCGTGCATTCTCAATTAAACGGTCGATTTCTGCGTTTTGGGCTTTCAGCTCGTCGATATTGCCCTGCAATGTGGCAATCTTGACCTCCGCAGGGGCAGCGTCCCACTCGGCGGCTTTTTGTGTTTCTTTTAGTTCATAGAGCTGTTTGCGGTACTCGTCCAACTCAGCCTCTGCATTTTTATAAGAAAGACTAAGTCCGGCCATTGCTGTCCTATCACCGAATTTCATAGCATCTGCTATCGCTTGATCTAACCTTTTGACCTTTTCGAGGGCGGCATCATACTGCTCTTGCAGATTGTTCTCCTTGCGTGTGTCGTTGATGTCGTTGAGCTCCTTTGTAAGATCGATAAGCGACAGGAGCTTGATTTCCTCCTCGCTGTACCGCTGCAACAGTTCGGGGTAGAGACGTATCAGCTCCTCGTAGGCTTTGCGCTTGGTGTAGGCCGTGCTGACCTCGTCCTGCATGGTCGCATGCAGCTGCTCGGCCTTATTCTTCTGTTCATCGAGCTTCTGATTGTAGGCGTCGATGGCGGCGTTTACCTTTTCGTAGGCTATCTCCTCTGCGGATTTCGCCGTGATAATCTTGTAGAGTGTGACGGCAAACGCGGAGGCGGCCGCAGCGATCAACACATAGGGATTCTTCATCAAAGCCGCATTCAGTGCCTGCGTCTTCTTGGTCAGCGTTCCCATTACGGTTTGGAGGGTGGAGAGACCGAAAGCGTGGGCGAGCGTTACCGTCCTGTGTACCCTTTCCGTTGCCGTCAGGACAACCAGAGCCGCCTTATATGTACCATAGGCGACGACAAGCTGGGCGACAATGTCCAGCACCTGATTATAGTTCTCGACGAGTGAAATCGTGCCTTTGAGTGCACCTGCAATGATGCCTTCTTGCGACTTGCCGAGGTCGTTGAACATCATGTCGAGAGCATCGCCGAGATTGGAGATGAGGCCCGTAATGGTTTTGGATTGCTCCTGCATGAGGTTGTGGAACTTCCCGCCCTCGTTCGTCATGCTTTCAATAGCCTTCTGCACCTCTGGAAAGCCTATTTTGCCTTCCGTGACCATCTGTGAGATTTCCGCGCGGGTCTTGCCGAGTTGCGTTGCCAACTCTCCCGCGAGGTCGATGCCTCGGCTTTGGAACTGCATTACGTCACGCGTGTATAAACGCCCCTGTACGGCCGTCGTGCCGTACAACCACGTGAGGTCTTGCAGGTTCAGTCCCAGACCGGCCGCAACATTACCGAGCCGAGTCAGTGTGTTGGTAATATCCTCTGCTGCGAATCCATATGCGAGAAGCTGGCGGGCGCCGCTGGCCACGCCTTGCAGGTCAAACGGCGTTTTGGCGGCCAGTTCGACCATTTGTGACATCAATGCATCAGCCTTTTCTTTACTTTGGAGCAGAGTTGCGAAGGCCACTTCGAGCTGTTGAAACTCGCCACGAGTTTGCGCGATTTGTTTCACCAGCCCCGCAAGCGACACTCCGACGCCGATTTGTCCGAGGGTGGTAGCCAGGCGACGCATTGCAATATCCATACGGTCGGCGTCCGTCACGACACTGGACGTTACGGTTTTGGCCGTTTTCTGAAGTTCACGGAACTTGCGAATTGCTTCATCGTTATCTATGACTACGGTAAGGTTTATACTCATAATACGATGACGGTTTTATCTTTATTGATTTCTACCTTTGATCCGCTGATGTTCACGACTTTTATTACGGCATAATTCGAAGCGTTGATTGTGGCCGAGGCTCCATGCATAAGAATGACAGTGTGGACGAAATCTACTCCCGAGGCTTCTATTTCAGCCGACGTATTGCCGACTAAGCAAATGTATTTTCGCTTGTCGAGCCTTATGCATCCGCAATCCACATACATGTTGCAATCACTCACTTCGTTTTTGTGAGCTTGAAATATTCCCAGCGGAGGGAAATTGTTTTTATGGCAAAATTCAAGTCCTTGTGGCGTAAAAAACAGAGAGGTCAGGGAGTGAAAATTTTTCACTTTGTCCAGTCGTTCGCAGGCGCCGAGTGCGGACGCGGATTTTAGGATGTTGTCAAGCATATAAATTATTTCGTTTGTTATCGTTTGCCTCCTGCCATCAGAAGAAGTGTGTTCATTGCATTAGGATCGTTCATGTCAATTATATCGGGAACTTTTGATTGTTCATTGTTGGGAATATTAGTTGTTGATTTACTTTTACAATCCGTTTTTAGAGCGTCGGAAATCATAAGCTGTACGTTAGCCCATGAAATCCCCCAAAGAATATATTCAAGAGTCCAATGATAGCGGTTTATAAGATTATCTATTTGTCCCCAGATACTGCGCCCTCCGTAGTGGCTATCCGCTCCGCTGTTGTCGTTGGGGAAATCATTACCCGCAGCGTTCTTACCAAGCGAATAGCGTTCATAAAATCCGCGTAGTAGGATTGAAATACGATGGTGGACAAAATGTTTGTAAGAGCTGTTGTATCCATTGTAGGGGACCAGTATATAAGTTTTGTCCGCTCTTTTAGCATATCTTCGATTTCTTGTTGCGTCCGAAGTGTGGCGATAGCGATTATTTCGGCCACCTCTTTTGATTTTTCGGAGCATATGGTCCACATACGTTTAACAGCACCCTCCATCTGTTCGTCGTCGAAAATCAGATCAAGGTCTATTAGTCGGCGACTTATCATCGCGAGTCGTCCGAGTTGGAGGGGGTATAGGTAAAGGGTTATTTGTTCTTTGTCATTGCCTTCAATCTCGAACGATTCAATTTTTTCAGTCAGTGTGTCAAGTGCACGTTGTTCTGTAAGGCGGCCGACTTCTTCTTTTTTCATATTATAAACTATTGTTTTTGCTCCCGCCCCGTCCTCGAGACGTGATGCAAGTCGTCAGCTTTCCAGCGGGATAGAGAATTTACAAAACGCTCTTGGTATATTCCGGAGTTGTAATCGGCCACCAGGAATAACCACCTTGTTCCGGAGCTAAAACTTTCGCAGATACTTGAATTTGGAGCGGGTCGGTTTTATTGATTCCACCACCCAATGTCGCTACATATTTTAACCTTGCAAAAGCGATGGAGCCTCCACTTTTGGAATCGAATACGAATGCTTTTACTCCTTCGTAAATCTCGCCTTTTGCAGGTTCTGTAGTTCCGAAGTAAAATTCCATCGTGTCGTCGTCAAAATCTACGACATTCCAAGTAACTTCTTTTGTGCCTGTCGTTTCGTCGATTGCAGAGTAAAATGGGTCTGCTTCTCCTTCCCGATAAAAATCATTACTGGAAGGTATCGCGAAATTGGTGGAAACACCACCATTATAAGGCTGACTGATTTTGGTGAAAGCCTTCATTAAGTCGGCAGCCTCAGCGTCTTTTACTCCTTTCGGGAGAGGATTACCTGCATGAACGGCTTTCAGTCCGATTATTTGTCCCATGTTTAATATTTTTTAAGTTTTACTTTGAGGTTTGAAAATGTGTAGGAGATCCCCTCCTCACTAATAAGAGTTTCATCGCTCACATCAAAGAACCAGCGTTCGTTGATAGGGTAGTATCCTAGTGAATCGAAAGCGAGACGAGTTAGTTCGTTCAGACGGTTGCGATCGGGGTAGCGTTGCTCTTCACGACCGATTGTCGGTGTTGTGTCCGGTACATAAATGTTTACATTTACGGTTGCCACCTGCGAATCTCCGACGACATTTGACAATGAGCCTACGACGATAAATTCTCCCGAAGGATTATTCGGGTAGTGGTCCGCATACATCATCGGCACGGTCTTCCCTAACAGCGAATCCCGGATGCGATCCCAGACGAGTTTGAATATTTCCGTAGAGGTCAGGTTCATCGCTTTTTCGATTTTAAGAATCGAGCGAACTCCGCTTTGAGTTTTTCAGCAGTAGATTCCACCCAGTTTCCCGACCCTTCGAGAACGTCGAAACCTTTAGCCTCGACATATTTCGCGTATTCCATACCGGCTACCCATACGAGATATGTTTTGTTAGCGGGAAGTTCACGGGCGACAGACCGGGCATGTTCAAGCCCTTTGGCATGAGCTTCATCGGCACCTTTGTTCCCTTTAGGATTGCCGTCCGGTCTGACACGGCGGTTATACTTGAAAGATTCAGCAATGATTCTTCCGTATTGTACCACAACATACCCGATGGAGTTGCGTAGGTTACCCGTGTGATCGGTATAACTACCGTGTTCGCGGGCGTACTTCACCACTCTTTCCCCCAACGCCGACAACCATTCTACAGCTTTTCGGTCGTACTCTTCTTTTGCTCGCGCAAATTCAAGTTCCACCTCACGCCAGTTGGTACACTTTACAGCCATAATCTCGTGTTTTCGTAACGTTGTCCGCTTTTGTAGAATCCCTGTACCGGATACGACGCCGTGTCCTTGTCTTTCGGTTTGGCCTCAGTGCGGAGCGAACGGTCGAAGATGTTGAATCCTCGGCTGTCGAATATGCGTACTTTCGTCCCGATAGGAATTGGCTGTGTATCTGCAGGCATCGTAACCTCGAAAGAGTAGAGGAAGGCATCCCCGTTTTGCCCTTTGATTTGCTGTGCTCGTCCATTCTGACGGGCATTGCATCGTCCGATGACACGCCATTCATGCGCACCTTCGATCCACGAACCATCAGGATTTTGCGAGGCGTCCTCCTCGTACCACATTTCGAGCGTATAGGGGAATCTTACCATTGGTCGGAAATGTCGGTAATTTTCGATCGAGTATCGAACTCTTCGGCAATATCGTCCAGCCCGTTTTCCTTTGCGATATGGAAAATGCGCTTTTCCAGTTTGTCCGTGTACGACAATGAATAGCCCCCGTTGCTCTCACTCGCAAGAACAATGAGATTTCGCAGAATGGCGATTGTGGCTTTTGCCACGCTAATTTTATCGGTTACCGTATAGTCTGCTTGAGTGTCTATTCCCTCGTCAATGCAGGCCTTTTCTTTGAGGAAAGGATCCACATCGTAAGGATACAGACTTGCCGATATTGCCTCGAAATTCTTCATACAACTACGATTCTACGGTCAGCGAATAGATGCCGTTGATTTCGGTGATAACCGGAAGTGACAGCGACTGTGCTTTCGTGAACTCTACGCCGTTAGAGTTGTCGGTTTCGCCCTTGCCCCACTGTGAAATGCGGATGCGTCCGTAGTTAGAGTAGGTGACACCCGGCTCTTGCCGCAGCTCGTTGTCGGCATAGGCGTTCTTGATGACGCCCAGTTTGCCCGCAGGTACGAACACGAGGTTCTTGTCGTTCCACGGCGAATACTCCGTAAGTTTACCGTTATCCTGAATACGGGTCATGCGGCGGATGACTTCGAATGTCGGGAATCCGTTCGAACGCATAAACTCGTTCAGGTTCGCCAGCAACAGCGGTGTGGACGACTTGTCACTACCGAATACCGCCAACTTCATCTTCTTGTTGCGGAGGATATACGACAGGCGTTTCTGCGAGAGCAGAATGCGGTCGAACGTAACTTTGTCCTGTGCAGCATCGAGGATGGCTTGAATATCCTCCAGCGTATCGACCGTATCTTTATTGCCATCCGTCCATAACGTTTTCGCGGTGGCAATGTTCTCGCTCGGCATTTTGTAGTCGATCGTACCGCGCACACCACCCTCTGGGTTATTGGACGCGTCAAACGTGAATACGCCTTTGTTCGACAATGCTCCGAGGAAGATGATGTCCAGTTTCGATTGCACGGAGTTCACGACCTTCGTAACATTGTTCCACATCAGATTGATGAGCTGCTGTGTCTTGGCCGAATCGGACAGCATCCGCGAATCGAGAATCTGCAACACCTTACGATACTCTTCGATAGGCATCGAATAAGACATCTGGTGGGTTAATACCTTCTGCTTGATCGTTTCCAGTCCCTCGGTTCCCATGATAGGCTCCTTACCTTTGGAGTCGAGCGTTGCAGCGGCGACGCTCAAATTGTACGAGCCGATCAACTCCTCGAAGTTCAGTCCGACGGTGGGGGTGTCCCAGTCGAGGAATCGCTCGTAAATATTTTGGTCGAATAGCCGCTTACGCAGTTCAGAGGCGGCATCGATGCGAATCTGCACCTGTTTAGTCAGTTCGCCGAAAATGGATGAATAAAATACTTCGTTCATTGTTTACCTCCTCTTTTACTGTCGTACATACTTGATTTCGGGGTTGTTCTTCAGGCTGTAACCCTGAAGCCATGCAGCAGGGACGGGATAGGCTACATCCTTGAGGATGATACCTGCATATCCGGCCGATACGGTCTGGAATCCGTTATTGGCGGAATAGACCATGTCGGTTTCGACAACTGCATCAGGCAGATTGTCGTCCGAGAGGACATCTACGCCTTCAGTCGCACCCGTTACGGCCGCTGCGAACGTGATCACATCGTAATCTGCATTTTTGGTATCAATGCTTTTTACGGTCGAATTTGACTCGCCGACCTTAACCGCATCTCCTACTTGGAGCATGGAACCCTTCTTGACATGTGGAGCAGTGGTTGTGCCGCCCGACAGAACACGTGCACTCTTGCATATGGAACATTCCATGTTGTCGAAGTCGAGCTTGATCGGCGTACCTTTGGGAATCTTTGTCCCTTCGGGATAGGTTCCCTTCAGTTTGAAGTCCCCCGGCAATACGGCGAACTCACCGCGCCAGAATATGGGGAAACCGCCCTTTACTTTTGGTGTCAAAAGGCTTAATCCAGTATATATATCTGATAATCAGAATTTAACAATATCAATGGTAATGATTTAGAGACAGAACCTTCTCTGTGCTTACATCGATATTCTCTTATCAAACAACTCTTGTTACAAAGATAATAATAATCTATGATTAAGACAAATATACTTTCATCCGATATTTTTCCTGTTTCTGCATCTTTCATCGGCCTGTAAATGCCTCCTTATGCCATTCAAGGGAAAGTCGCTTCCATTGTTTTTCTTTGCAGATTGCCGGAATATTCCGGCGCAATCTACAATAAAACATTGTATGACTATGGAGTTTCAAATGATCGAACAGAGCGCTTTCGACGAAATGAAAACGCTCGTAACATCCTTACGGGAGCGTGCCGAGCGATTCCGAGAATTGTTCTCACCGCCGCAACCGCGACGCTGGCTGACAGCCGAAGAGGTCTGTAAAGCGCTGCGCATCACCAAACGTGCCTTGCAGTACTATCGTTCGGAAGGGATCATACCCAGCACGTCGTTGGGCAACAAGATTCTGTACAAAGAATCAGACATCGCGCGTATTCTGCAAAACAACCTCATCGCTCCTTTCAAATAATGGACGACGTACTCCTGAGAACCTCGCCGGAATACAAGGAGTTCCGGCAGGAAATACTTCGAGCGATTCATTTGCTGGAAACATCGATCGCGGCCCATCGTCCGACGATCGTCACGGAAAGCTATCTTACGGGCGAAGAGGTGATGGAGCTGTTTTCGTTATGTCCCCGCACCCTGCAAAACTACCGTGACCGTCGGGTACTTCCCTACACGACGATCGGCAGCAAAATCCTCTACCCGCGTTCTGAGATCGAAAAGATTCTGGACCGAAACTATCGTAAATCATTGCGATAACGTATTGTCAAATAGTACGGGCGACACACAATGCCGTCCGTACTGTTTTTATTTCATCGTTGCATCCATTGTCTCGGAGAGTTTCTCGTACAGGGTTTCGACCATAGCGAAGCATCCGTCGCGTTTCGGATTGGCTCCGCTTTTCGTGCGACTGTGACGGATACTGTTTCGGGAGAGTTCGGTTACGCTTCGGTGCAGGGTCCCGTGCGTGCGAAGCGGTATGGAAATCAACTTGAGTTTGCACAGTCCGATAAAATCCTCGCTGGAGATGTATTCCCCAGCGAGGAATCTGTTCCCTACCAACCGTAACTGTTCGCGCTGCTGCTCTTCTTTCCGGCGTTCCAGCCCGTTGTCATATTCCAGCCGTGCATAAAGCGTTTCGTTATCTACAAGAAATCCGTACACGCCGCAAGCGTCGTGGTCTTCGTCGCTGATGCGGACGGAATATCCTTAGGTTTCGAAATTTTGGTCTTCGAACTGAACGACGAGGCTCTGCGTATTTCAGAGATTATCCAACTGAACACTGAATCCTTATTCCATAAAGTCTTCGACGATTCGTCCCTGCGTATATAAATCGCGCTCTATTCCGAGGCCGCCCGGCAGCACGATACGTTGCAGGTCGGAGAGCATCAGGTAACCCCATTCCCACTCGCAAATGTGGCAGAACCCGAAGAGTTTCCAATCTCCGTCCTCCTGTTTCTCCGCCTCCGTAATGAGCCACGTTCCGGCTCCCATGGGGTTGAAATACTTTACAAGCACCTCGGCCTTCAGACCTTTGCCGTCCTGCGAATAGATCGGATGTTCCTCGAATTTCCGAATAATCTGTTTCGTAAGCAATTCCATGACTGTTTTATGCAGTGTTTATCCTCCTGCGCCGGAGTTTTACAGAACGGCCGTTCCTTCGGCAGGAGCGGCCGTCAAGGGTTCGTATCGTCTGCGACTTAGCAGGTTGTTTCGGGTTGTGCGATCCATTCATCGTAGGTCATCGCATCGATGAGTCCGTCGTCACCGTCCATATCGATTTCGATATAACCTTCAGGGCCCATTTCGATGGGTTGTCGGGTCAGGATCGTTCCCGTATGGTTGACCGTAACACAAGGTTCGATCGTTCCGAAATCGTTACCCTCTCCGCTCCGTATGTCATAGGCATAAATACCTTCGGGAAGCGAAGCTCTGTCGATACGCTCTTCGGTAAAGAGCGCGGAGTATCCGCCGAACGACGCCTCACAGAAGTCGTCGATTTCGGTAATAGGTAAAGGCATCATTTCTGTAATTGTTTTTTGTCGGACGAGTCGAAGTTTTTTTGTCGATGTTGCAGAACAGCCCAGCGTAATCGCAGCAAGGCATTCAGATAACGATGCAGTTTTTCTTGTAGCTTCTGCCTGAAACGGAGCAATTCGGGATCTGCCTGCTCGTCGTAAAACAGCGGATAGCGCAATCGCTGCTGCTCGATATGCTCCCGCTCCCGACGTTTGGCAAGCGTAATCTGTGCTTTTGCCGCCCGCAGCTTCGACAGGCAGGAATCGACGCCGAACTTCAATCCCGTGCGTTTGTCGTAGTAACAGTATGTCGCTGTGATCGTATCACGCGGGAAACGGCATTGAAAACGAGCCGTGCGCCAGCGTACCACCCATCGGTAACGTTTGAGCATCGTACGCGGCAGATCGTAGCGGTAGAGAATTTCGATCGGTCCGTCCGTCTTTCGAAGCTCGAAGGTGACGATTACCCATCGTTCGATTCGTAATGCACGTTCAGCTTGAGCATAGGCTTTGGCCAACGCCATAAAATCTTCTGTCTCGTTCTTCATAATTTGCAGCATCTCGACGTTCTACATAACCTTGCAAGCGAATCGCAAACCTGCAATTTCAGACGATGCAGCGGCCGTCTTTCCCGACAGGTTATGCAGCAGGCGCCATCGAGCGTATTGTAATATCCGTGTTCGGGTACGATCCTGCACCCGCAGGCACGACAAGTCAATTCATTCATCGGAAACAAGTTCGTTTTTATCTGCATGGCAAATGGTGGTCTTTAAGCTGTTCGGCAATCTCGCGGCACATCCGATAGGAGGCGCGGTTACGGTCGTCGATGTGCACGTTGCCCTCTTCTGCCATGAAGAGGACGCACGTGCGCAGCAGAGCGAAGAATCGCTGCTGCACGGTCGGATGTTCGTATTGCAGTCCTGCGGCGAAGGCTTTGCAGTCGAATCCGAAGTCGTTCAGCTCGCTCATCAATGCGCGGAAAAGTTTATGCTCCGGCATCTGTTCCAGCGTTGTGCTGGTATATTTATCCTTTACCTGTTTCAT